CATTGTAACGACCACGCCATCTATGCTTGCAATCATTAGAGATTAGCAGTGTGGAATAGATACGAGTATTCAGCACGAAAGGATAGTAATGCTGATTAGGTGCAATGAAGAACCGATACTGTAGCCCTGAGATAGGCACATTCTCAAATCTATCAACAAAGTCTTCACATGCTTTGAACATCACACCAGACTCTACACGAATGCGCTGATTGAGATGTAGTCTGTAGAAGTCTTGGATGTTATCATCACACACCCAATGCTTCTCAGCACCTATTGAGATTGCGTGATCCCAACACCAGTTTCTCGCACGACCAGGACCGTCACCGTGGTTAGAAAAAGGAGCAACAAGAAGGGTAACATAATCACGAATGCCAAAATTATCCAGCGCATTTTCATAATTCTCTTCATCTTGTGGTTCAATAGCAATGTAATGTGGTATCTTCATACGCGCGAGTGAGCGTGAGGTAAACATACTTTCATGTCTACCTTTAGAGATGATATAAACTGGATGTTTAGGATTTGTCATATGATTTACCAAATAGCATATTAACATTTTTTTGCCAAATGTTTGGCTTGTTGTTATATAGTTCCGAATCAAGCTGTGTATAGCCCATGTTTCGCAAGCTATTGTTGAAGATTAGAGCGATGTCTGCCTGATCAACAATCTGATTATGTGCTTTGTACTTGATGAAGTGTCCTATCGAATGTGTATTGAAAGCATTGCCAATCACAAAATATTTAGGAGAAACAGTATCTACAATTGTGCCGAGATGATCGACAGGATCATAGAAGTGTTCGAAGTATTCTGAAGCAAAAACTACATCAACATTATCACCAATCTCAGCGGCGGATTCAATCATGCTAAATCCATATCTTTTAGCCATCATCTCACAGAATGTCCATTGTTTGGTATTCTTAAGATTGGTACCGTAAACACGACTATATGGATAAAGTTGAGTAAGAATAGCTGTAGTATAGCCGATACCGCAGCCAACATCAAGCACAATCTTAGCTTCTCTTGTCTTGTACAAAAAACTCTCACCATCAGCTAAACATGATCGACTTATATCTCTAAGATATCTACGGCTATATTGAACAAAACAATTCCACACATCGGTAAAATAGTATTCATCATCATAGACACGATATGCTGCATCCATATCATCAGCATTCAACTTTTCGTACCATTCTGCTGTTAGCTGACGAAATCTTTCATTTGTCTTGATGTACTCTAAAGCTTTCTCTTCATCAATATCAAAAAGACTCTTGTAATCCGCAATATACTGAGGCAAGAGTTTCATAGGTTTTTCATTCAGCAGTTTAGAAATCATTCTTCAAACCATCTCTTTAAAGAGTTCTCATCCTTATCAAGGTGAGGATACCACATGCTTTTTGTTTTCTTTGAAATCGTCTGTTCACCATCAACCGACTTATACTTAGAGACAAACTCATCAAAGTCTTGCTGATTGCGGAAATGCAAATAGATTGTCTTGAATGGAGGATTGTCTTTCTGAATAAACTCAGGCATTCCTACCCAGAGTTTTTCGCGCTCGTTTTCATTATCATCTTCCATACCAAGGAATTCTGCAAGAGATGTTTCTTCTGGTTCTACTGGTACAGTAGTTTGTCCAAGGAAGTTATCATATGGTGCAGATTCTTCAACGGGTGTCTTTGTCATTATACCATCCTACTAAAATTCTTTTGCTTCTCAAAGCGGTATACTTTATCAAACTTGTCTAGGAGTTGATCTTGCTTGTGTGAGATTATATATGTATTTGTATCGTCTGTCAATGTCTGAATGATCTTGAGGAACTCATCGGTACCGTTTGCGTCCAGACTTCCATCCAAAATCTCGTCCAGAATAAGCAAGTTGGTATTCACACTGTTCTTCATCTTTGCAATAGAACGCCAAGTGAAGAGAAGTGCCAGATCTATTCTGGTTTTCTCACCTTCTGAAAAGTTGGAATAAGAAAACTCATCACGAAATCTGGACTTGATGACCTCATTGAAGTTCTCATCTATATTGAAGTTGACAAAGAAACCCATCTGAGCAAGGTACTTGTTGACTAGCTTGTTGATGATTGGAATATACTGCTTGATGATCTTCGTCTTGATACCGCCATCCTTGAGTAGAGACATGGCCGTTTCAATCATGGTACGTTCGTTTAGACGGAATTGCAAAGAACCTTCCATGCGATAGATTTCTTCTTCCGCAGACTTCAAGTCTTTCTCACTGTCCAATACAAGCTTGTCAGAGTTGCGAATCTTGTCCATGTTGTCTTCAATGTCATTCATCATGGATACGATGTGCATCATTGTCTGCTTGCTGGACTTGATTTCAGCAGAGATAGAATGTGAACGCTTAGACTTATCTTCAAGATTATTGATCTTTGTAAGCAGATCATCCATATGCTTCTTTAGCAGATCAGCATACTTCTGTGCTTCGGCAGCTTGTTCGTGAAGCTTGATCTTACGTCTTTCTCTAAAATGTTCATCAATGTGCTGCTTACAGGTTGGACATTCATCATGCTCTGTAAGGAACTCAATCTCTTTGTCACAGCGATGGATATTTGTTTCCTGAGTTGTAAGAGATACGATAGAGTTGGAATAATCGTTTCTAACATCTGCAAGATTGACAACATCATTCATGAGGTCTTCTTTTTCGTCCAGAAGACCTTTTACTTTATCTAACAAATCTTTCTTTTGCTGTGTAAAGTCTGCAAGCTGCTTTTCAAGTTCAAGCAGTCTGTCATCATTGTTCTGCTTTAGATTGGCCAGTGTACGCTCAACATAGTCTCTCTTGTCCTGTGCAGACTTGAGAAGCATACGATTTTTCTCTACACTTTCCTTATTCTCTTGCCAACGCTGCTTTACTAAAAGATTCATCACTGAGAAGATTTGGATGTCCAGCAAGTCTTCAATAATAGTGCGACGATCAGCAGATGTTAGCTGCATGAACGGTGTAAAAGATGCTGAACCAAGAATGACAATCTGACAGAAGGACTTCATGTTCATCTTGAGAATGAACTTTTCAAGATATTCCTGATAGTCTCTGGAAGCTGAGTCCTGATTCAGCAATGAACCATCAACCCATATCTCAAAGATATTAGGACGAATGCCACGCACAATCTTGTAGTCTTTGCCATAGGCCTTGAATACAATCTCAACCTTACAGTCTTTGTTGTTTACACTGTTTACAAGTAGAGGCTTGTTGATCTTGCGGAATGGTTTGCCAAACAAAACAAAAGTAAGCGCGTCAAGTATGGTTGATTTACCATGCCCGTTCGCGCCTACTATCAAGTTTGTCTTTGAGGAATTCAGTTCAATCTCAGTCCACGCATTACCAGTAGAGAGAAGGTTCTTCCATCTAATCAGTTCAAATGTAATCATAGTGCGTTGTGATACTCACGCTGTTCCTTGATGTATTCTTCAGCTTCTTCTTTGGTATGGAAATAAGAAGTATAGTGTCCGCGATGTTCACCATCAAATTCATCTTCCCACACTTCATCGTAGTGATCACCGATCTTCATACAGTAGCGGTCACAATACTCTTCTTCATTCCAAATGTTGTGCCCTTCGACAACAGCATTGAATGTACCTACAATTTCGACTTCCATCAATTCAAAATCGACACTATCCTTATCATAGCGATACCATTCAATACCATCAGCATCAACCATCTTCAGCTTCTTCTGTACGCCTGTGAGACGGTTGAATATCTTATTCACACGCCAGAATTTGTTACCAATGTTATACTTCATTCTATAGTCTCCAACGACAATGCTTCGGTATATACCTCACGCATGTAATGTTTCATCTTATCATTTTCTACAGGCAAAGTCAACCCACTTATAAAATTATCTAGGATCGTCAATGTGTCTTGTGCTTCGTCTACCAGTTCATCTGCATTATTGTCAGTGAACGAATTGATATCTTCCACAATAGAAATGTCTGCTGCTTGTGCTTGATACAGTTTGTCAAGTAAAACATCAAACGAATATGGATTAGTCTTGTTCACACAAACAATCTTAACATATGTGTCCTTGAACTTGCTATAGTCAGTTGCGCTAATCTTCTCAAGGATATCAGGATGCTTCACATCATCATAAGCGACCATATGAAATATGCGATAAGGATTACGATGAAAAACTGTATCGCGGGATTCAGTATCAAAGACAACAAAGCCCCGAGGATCATTATAATCACTCCATATATGCTCACAAAAAGCGCCAATGTAATGAATATTATCCCTGCTGCTACGGTGATGATAATGACCAGTAAATACGCTATCAAACTTGCCAAGAAGCTTATGATTCCATCCATGGTCTGATAACAATCCTTTCTGCATCTCAAAGCCATCAAGTTCAAGATGACCACAACAAATAAGTGACTTGGTATTCTCTACTGCTTCATAACAAGACTTCTCGTTAGCCTTTGTGATCCAAGGCAACAGAAAGAACGCACAACCATCAATCTCAATCTCTGTGGGTGTTGAGTATATCTTGATGTTGTTATAACGATTACCAACAAACTCTTCAAGAGCATTCACTGTATATGTATCTTTGAAATACTCATCATGATTGCCTGCGATGATGTACATCTCACACAGTTCATTCAGCGGCTCAAGAAAGTCAGTTCTCAATCTGGAATGGGTAAGGACGTTAATATACTTCCTGCGGTCAACAAGATCGCCAAGATGAATGATATGCTTAATGTCATTCGCCTTGATAAATGGAATGAGAAATTCATCTACGCTCCTCTTGAAATAGTCAAGGAAAACTGGGGAGTCATTTCTAACTCCCCAGTGAGTATCGGTAATGAGTAGAACTTTAGTCACGCTCTCTTTTTCCTAGTATTGGACATGTAGAGTTCATTATCGTACTTTTTTAGTGATTTGTCAATAGCTTCTTTTATCGTTTCCAGTCTGTTTCTATAGTTGCCACGAATATGGATGTTCTCTTTCTGGTTCAGAAGGCTATTGATCAAGTGTTCAACCTGAAACGGCACTTCGTTGTTCATCTTTATCTTCCTCATAAAATTTTGTTAAACCCAACTTTTGTTCTTTTCGTTTTTGCTTTTTCAACTCTTCCTTCTCTTCAAATCTTCCCATGAATGAGTTGATGTTATCGTACATATGAGTAGGAACAATATGATTGTCTTCCGTATCTGTCAAATAAGCATTGTATCCATTGTTTATAATTGTTTCCTGAAAGTTCTTGTATATGATATACCTGTTTTTTTCTTCTTTATTGATGCGTCTCAGGAACGCATAATATATGATCTGTGTAAAGTATGCAAATGGATTCTGTGTCTTGTTAGGATCAAAGTCCTTGAAGTACATGATACAGTTTTCTATGCCATCTGATATCATCTCATCTCTATATGAATAGTTGATGAAACATGGTTTGTTGGAAAGCTTGTTAGCTATTTTCCATATACATTCACCAATATACTCAGGAAGTCTCGGTGGTTCTAAACCTTTCTGTGCGCTCTCTTCCACTCTTCTTCTATGTTCAACGATTGTCTCATAGAACTTCTTGTTGTCTACATAGTTTACTTTTTTTTCTTTCATATGCACTTCCTTCTTGACAAACGCTTGACACGACAGTAATATGGCTATGCCAGCGATGATATGAATAACTTTAATCTACATTCGTTAGATCAATCATCTTCTTGATCTGCTTATCCAGTATATCTTTTCTGTTAGGCCATTTGATCATAGGCTTATCTGGATCTTTAGCTAAATGTTGGAGCAAAGGCAAATATGTTTTCCTAATAGTTCTCAGCTTTTCTTTTAGAACTTCTACTTCATCAGTTACGCCAGATGAAGTTACTATTTCTTCTTCATCATGAAATGTAAAGCCAAAATCGTTAGATTCATCTAACTCTGTTACAGTTTCTTTTGCCATTAGTGTAGTTTTCCTTTACCATTCTTGGTCTTGTTGATTAGATTGTTTAGCATCTCAACACCATCTTCGTTATCTAACATACCAAACTCATCATCTTCTTCATCTGATATCTTGGTAGGATCATGCTTACTGAAAGTAATCAGTGATTCTTCATAGTGTTCTTTCAGTTGCTGGTCAGCGTCAGTCATTACAAGAACATTATGTAAGTCCATATCAAATGTCTGATTCTTTGATATTCTGGTAAATATCCACTGCATGAGTGATATGGACAGAAATCCAGTTTGCAAAGATGGAGTATAAACAACCTTCAATGGATTGTTCATCATCAGCTTGCCATTAGCAACATCAGTGACTTCAGTAACAATGTCTTCACCTGTTACCAGTCTAATGAATCTGATATCACTTGAGTTCGATTTTGTAGATTTTGAACTTGAACTTTTCCTCGCCATATATTTTGATCCTTTCAGCAAAATGCTTCAATGTGTAGTTCTCACGCTTGTTGTATCTCATATCATCGGCGATATCAAACAAAGTTGCTGAATCTTTTGTTTCACTCTTACGCAATCCACGACCAATGGATTGCAAGTTTCTTATCCTAGACTTAGATGGGCTAGCAAATATAATGTTATGCAAATTTCTAATATTGATGCCAGTGCTAAAAGTGCCAAAACTAGCAACAATAATAGCCTGCGTTTCCTGTTCAACGATCTTACGAATCTCTTCACGAATATCCACATCTGTTTCACCACTTACGAAAAATATCTTTCTGTCAGTTCCCAGTCGCTCAGAAATAAGCTTGTGGAGTATCCGTCCATGCTTGTCAACGTACTGGTAGAGGACGAGGGTATTACCGTCCAAGGATACAGCGAGGTTAGATATGAATTTGTTCCTTGCCTCATTGAGTACAAGGTATTCAATTTCCTGCTGATAGCTAAACTGCTTCGCAGCTTGACAAATAGATTCACTATGTCGAAGAAGTAAGCACTTGATTTGAAACTCAGCCAAGTGCTTTGCATCCATGAGTTCTTTGGTGGTGATAACTTTACGAACTGATCCAAAAAGTCCTTCAAGTACAAGTTTATGAGTTTTTGTTCCATCAAGGGTACCAGTGGTCCCAATTCTGTATCGCGCATTAGATAACCCCGTCATAATATCTATAAGAGATTTGGCCTTGAACAGATGTGCTTCATCACCGATCACAAAATCATAGTCAGCAAAGTACTTCTTCGGCAGTTGATAGATAGACTGCCAAGTTGAAATCGTCAGAAACTTATCGCTATACTTTTCCTGACCTTGATATATCTTATGTACTTTGTCGCTAACATTCCATCCATTCGTTTCACTATAATCTTTGAAATCGCTTGTCAACTGCTCTACAAGAGAGACAGTCGGTACAATTATCAGACCTCGTTTCAGTCCTCTATTTTCCAGAAAACGAGTAAGAAGATAAATAATAAGAGACTTACCACTTGCAGTGGGGCTAAGTAATAAAGTTCTCCGTACACGAATTGCATGAACGAATGCATCCAGTTGGTAATCTCTTGGTGCATGTTTTGGCCTTATTAGTTCTATAAACTCTTTTGCTTCAGTTAAAGAAAACTCTTCATCATAGTCTTCGTTCTCATAATCCCAATCATAACCACGTTCTTCACAAAACTTTGCAATCTCAGGAACAAGTCCACGATATATCTGACGCTTGTTCGCATCCCATAATCTAATCTTACCATCCCACAACCTCGCACGATACTGAGGCGTGAACTGGTATCCTGGAACCATAAAAGTAAAATGTTCCCGTAGTTCATACGACACACCATCTGTGCAATCAACATGCACGAATGCTTCATCTTTGTTTCGTATGATTATTTTACTATTACTGTCCACCGACAAATCTTTCCCATGACATGTATTCTTTCAACTGCCAAGTACGATTGTTCAACTCCTTCAATACATTCTTACAGAACTCAACAATCTCTTCATGTATCACTTTCTTTAACAGTATGTTATTTAGTTCAGTGTCCGAATCAAGATAGTGGGACAAGTCTGCGCGAAGAACCTTTTTCATCATAGGTTCAAGTCCATACTTCTCAAGGTCTTCTGGGTTGTTCAAGTCTCCACTATAATATTCCCACTTGATCTTGCGTCTGGTATTATACTCAGCATAAAGCTTCTTGACTAACAGATTGTGATGTGTCATGATACGCAAATACTTCGCATGAAGCTTTGGTATGTTAGCCATAGCTTTCTGCGGTTCAGTTTCATCCCATGCTGAGTCTTTGACCCATTCTTCCATGAGTGCGTCAATGTTCACTGGCGGTTTCATTACATCTCCATTACAAAAAATGATTGTAAGTATATAAGGAAATCAAGTTCCTGTCAACTACAATCTTTCAATATCAAATATATCATATCTGAAGGTAACATCTGCGGTAGGTGTAGTATCTGCGGAGTTCATTGTGCTGAATTGTATTCCTCCAAGAGAAACAGGAAACACATTTCTGAACTTTATTCTGATGTTTGATATGTTAGCGTTGGTATTTATAGTCAACAAACCATCTTGATATGGAGAAGCATCTGCATTTATGCTTTTGATGTATTGAGAGTAGCTTTCTGGTCTTGTTAGAGAAACAATCCATTTGAATGTTTCTTCCCATACTTTCAAATCTTCGTCTACCAAAAATGTGATAGTGAAAGCTTCAAAAGACATTTTTGTTGGATGTCTATATGCACTTGCAAAAGGATTAGGTACTTCAATCTCGTTTGATGTTACACCTGGAAGATTGACATTTTGACAGAAGTATCTTGCAAAAGGTAAATTAGGAATAACAAAAGTATACTTCGTTGTTTGAAGAAAGTTTGTGTTCTCTGGATTTATGTTTAGAAAAGATCGTTGTGTCATTTGATACTCCTATATGAGTATTTATGCTTTGGTGGCTTTGTAATAACTGTATGTATTTGGTGACAAAAGAAAGGGGAGCCGAAGCTCCCCAAACTTATATCGCAAAGTGCAACAATTTGTTACATGAGGTTGCGGACACGGAAGATGCGGTAATACTGATTTGTACGATCAGCAATAACACCAAGACCAGGTGAAGATGCATCATCGCCACGCGCAAATGGATTTGCAACCATGCCGTAACGAGTCTTGAAGCCAATCTTAGGCTGGAATGTATCCTGACCGATAGCACGGACCATCTGTAGAGGTACGTATGGGCAGTAGAATAGACCAGCATCATATGGTGATGTACCCTTATAACCAACGGTTACAAGTTCGTCGCCAGCAGATGAACCACCGAAGTATGGATCAATGTAAACCTTTACACGACCGTGCATTGTACCAGCAAAAGTGTTGCCAGTATCGTCTACTTCAAGATTAACCTGAAGAGCAGGTGTGTAATCAAGAACACCAGCCATCGCAAGAGCGGATGCAACATCTGATGAAACGATCAGAATGTTACCCTTACCACGACGAGTTGCCTTCGCAATTGCATTGCACTCACGCTCAATCTGGAATACAAGACCCTTGAACTTTTCAACTGACCAACGGCCGTTTGAGTCTGTGTCAAGATCGAATGTACCAGCTGTGGTTGTTCCGTATGTAGCTCCACGAACAGCAGATGTGTAGATTGTACGAATTACTTCACGATTGATTTCTGCTAGGATTTCTGTAGACAGAATGTTAGCAAGTTCTGTCTCAGCGTCTAGACCGTGAACAGCCTTAAGATCCTGAGCGAGTTCCATTGTGTATTCTGCCTTTAGCGCACGGCTACGAGCAGTTACAGTTACCTTCTCAATGCTGAATGCCATTTCAGCGAATGCGTTACCAGCGGTACCATCGCCTAGTGCTTCAGCTTGAGCAGTTGTCATACCGTTAGCAGTTGTATAAAGACTTGAGTTTAGTGTGTTTGCTACAGGATTTGTGTTAGCATGAGCGCCACCACCAACAAGACCACCAGCTGCGTTCTGAGAAGAAAATGCAGTGTTAGCTTCGTTGAAGAATGCTTCTGTGCCAGTCTGTGAACCATAGCGTGAACGCATAGCAAAGATAAGTCCTGTTGGACCAGTCATAGGCTGTACACCTGCAACATCATAAGCAATCAACTTTGGAAGCGCACGACGAACCAATGAAATAAGAATTGGATCGTAGTTTGAAATTGCATTACCTGTTGCGTTTGTTGGTGCAGCTTCGTTAAGCATACGAGATTCTTCTGCCATAGCGCGTTCTTGATTTTCAAGAACGATAGCTGTAACAGCGCGCTTGTATGCATTACCAATCTTGCCTGCACCTTCGTGGTCCAATACTGGAGACCACTTCTGTTCTAATTGTTCTGTAAGATACATTTAAATTCTCCTTTTGAGATATCTTATTTTTATTTATAAAATTCCATTAATTTGGAAGAGTTTTACCAAGTGCGCGAACATACTTGTTCATTGGATTATTTTCTTCTGAAATCATTGTTTGACCTTCAGTACCCGGTACAATGCTATCAAGTTCTGTCTGAGACTTGATGTTTGATGGGAAATAATTTTCGCGCAAAGTCTGAATTTTTGTTGCGAATGACTCTTCGTCAACAAACTCAACACCTTCAGAAAGGGACTTAAGCTTTTCAGCTTGAGTCACTGTCAAACCATCTGTCATATCATTGATAATTTCGTTTCTAACACTTTCAGAAAGAATGTTTGTCAATTCAACATTACGCTCAATTTCTTCATTTAGTTTTTCTTCTAGTTTTTCAACCTTAGAACCTAATTCTTCAACAACTGAAATCTGATCTTCAGGAATGTCAATGTAGTGTTCTGCAAATAGCTGGCGAAGACCAGAAATAAAATCTTCTGTTAGTTCTGTGCGGAGACCTGCTTCAATAGCAACTTCGTTTTCAGATACCCAGTTTTCTACAACATAGTTTAGGTAATCGTCAACATTGTTGGACAGTTCTTCCTTAATTGTTTCTACCTCTTCTTCTAGAGTAGCAGCATATGCTTCTTCCAGACGAGCAATCTCAGACTGCATCTTTGCTACAACAGCAGCTTCAAAGATTGTCTTTGCTTTTTCCATGAACTCTTCTGAAAGGTCTTCGCCTGCAAATAGAGCCTGAACATCTTCATTCATGTCTACTTCATAGTCGTAGTAAGGAACTTCTTCTGTTTCCTCTGCAACAAACTCAAAGTTTTCCTCAATTGCTTCTGCAATTTCATCTTCAGACATACCTTCTTCAAGGCACTGATCAATGAAAGCTTCTAGTTCTTCTGAGATTTCAATGTCTTCTTCTAGGTCTTCTTCTTCTCTCATAGGCATAGGTCTACGAACTGCGCCGCTTTGAGTTGAGTTTGCCATTTTGTTTCTTATAGGTAGATTGGATGAAGATGTTGAAACGTCTTCTACACCTTCTTCAATATCTTCTTCTTCGGCCATCATCTTTTCTGGTGGCTGTGCAGGAACTGCACCCTTGCGAGATGGAGAAGCTTGTGATGTGTCCTGCTTCATTGTAGCAGCTTTAGCGCCAACATTGTTGCCTTCACCTGGCTTCTTTGGTGCATCACCTACCAATGTAGCTTGATTGCTCATTGGAGATGGTTCAGCACCACCCTTTGAGCCACCACCTGGCTTCAATGTTGCCATATTAGGATTTGAAGACTTAGCGCCGCGATCTGGTTCTGAGTCGTTTGACTCATTCATCAAAATCGCTTTCGCCACTTCTGTTAATGACTTACCCATATGAAAATACTCCTTGTTTCTATTGTTATTTATAATTTTACAATTTTGAAATGAAATGTTCAAAAAGACGAAGACTTACTGCTTCAATCTCATTTTTAGATGCTTCTCTGATCATTTTCTTAGCACGATCAACATGAACTTGTTGCCAACCATGCTCAGTTAAAATCCATTCTGCATTTTCCATTATACCTTGCACAAAAGCATTAGGTGCTGAAGGATCAGCTACAACATCTGCTGCTGTAGCTAGTCTAAAATCATCTTGCACCAACTGATAACCGTTGGAAGGTTTAAGAGACCCTACGCCTCTTGTTGAAACACCTAAACTAGCACCACCATCTAGTAAACTTTTCACAATATTTCCGTTAGGAGTATCTAAAATTTTTGCTTTACCTATAAAGTTATTACCATCTGGATAAAGCTTTGTAATCATGTGAGACACACGATCCAAATTGATTGTCGGAGAATCAGGATGCCCTAATTCACCAAATGCACGATTTTTTGTGACATACTCACTATTGTATCTGTCAACTTCTTTGTTAAGAACACCAAAAGGATACACACGACCGTTCTTGTTCTTCTGTTCAGCCTGCATAAAGATGCCTTCAATGAACATCTCTTTCTTACCAGTCTTCTCATTCATCTCTGTAAGAAAACGGATTTCGTTTACTTCTTCTTTTATAAGCTTCATAGACCTAAAGCCTTTCTTCTTCTGATTGATCTTTGGCGCTTCATAAGAGTTCTTGTCATTTTTGTTCTACGCTTGATTTTTGCTCTTCTTGCACCCATTTTTCTTCTGCGTCTTTCTGCTGGTGACATACGCTGTAAGGTTGAACCTTGCATTCTGTAACCTGGAACATTGGATATTTTTTTGCGGCGTTGTATTTTACCACCACGAATTCTTGCTTTGACTATTTTAAATCTTGCTTCGTCTAACTGCTCTTCTTCGTTGACTTTATTGACAGTAGTTGTTCTTTGCTGAACATTTGTTTTTATAGGAGAAGCTGGAATAGGTCTATCGACTTTACCTGCTCTGTTTACCTGTGAAGAACCTTGAGTTGTTGGACCACGTAGAGGCATCTGTTCTGCTCTTGGAGGCACATACGGCTTATTTGTTCTTGCGTCAGTATATCCGCCAGCACGAGGCGCTGGAGTTTTTAGTTGTGTATTTATTTGTTGTGTTTTATTTGCACTCATTCTTTCAGAAGGAGTCATATCGTCTCTGGCCAGAGATGATGCAATGCTTGAAGCAACAGGTTTTCCTGTTATAACTCTATTTATCCATGTTGTTTGTGCTTGCTTGTAAGCAGGACTACTTGACTTAGTGCTACGATTTACCATTTGCTCACTTACAAGTTTCCACTCTTTGCCAGGATGTTTGACTGATCTTATTCTTTTTCTTGATTCTGAATGTTCATATTCCTGTGACTCATTATCTTTCTTCTTTACAGGTCCTAGATCATCACTCTCTTTCATATTCTTGTAATGTGTGCTACCTGGCTGTGATTTAGGAACCACTGTAACATTTTTTGATTGTGCTGGTCCTTTTTCAGCAGACATGCTACTATCTTTTGGATCAACAGCTTCTTCTACTTCCTCTTCTTCAACTACACCAAGTCTTACAAGATTTGATGCTGTTCTATTCATTGAATGACTTTGTTCAGCAGTCATCTTTGCAGCAGACATCTTCTTTGCTTCTTCCAACTTGACAATGGAAATATGTGAAAGTTGTTCTTCTAGAAGATCATTAGCTTCTGTATAGTTTTTGTTGATTATGGAATTAACTAAATCTCTCATGATTGTATCCTGTTGAATGCATATGGATCTGCTGTCTGCCCTGCATCATAATCTAAGCTTTCTTTTCTAATATCTAAAAATATCGTTGTGGTATCACCAAAAACAAGATTTGCTGTGCTGATTAAAATATCACCTGTAGCATTTGCTTCTGGATTAGGAATGATTGCGCCGTCGTTTTCAAATGTAAAGTCTACTGAACCAGAACCAAATGTAATGATTTCAGAGTTTGCATCGCCTTCCCACTTCAATCTAAAAGAACCACCTGTTCTGGAATATGCTTTGATCTTTCTTACAGTTGATCTATAGCTTGACTTTGGATGAGTGTTAGACTGCATAATATAACCGTTCGCATTTAGTGCAAATTGCAATGTAGACGCATCAAGCAAACGAGTATTTGCTTCCTGAGTGCCATCAGAAAGAATTACATACTTTATCAATGCTCTTTTGTTAGAGTCTATTAGTCTTTGTTCTGTTATTAAGTTTGCCATATTATTGCCTTATTGCGAATGATATTACTTTTTTTAGACTTTCATTGCTCTCGTTCATCATTTGAAGCATTTTCTTTTTGTTTTTGATATTGAGAGATTCATATAGTCTTAATACTTTGTCAGCTTCTTTACTATTTATTTCAAATAAATTTCCATCTAAATCCAATTGAACATTTTCAGTCATTGACTTTCTAAACAAACTTCTTTCCAAAGATTTGATAGCATCATCTGTTCCTCGATATGTGGGTTCAATTGTAGGTATTTTGATTGTTGAACTTTTGGTTCCAGTAAGCTTCTTTTCGCCTTTGGCTTTCTCCGATGAACCGCCACCTCTAAGTCTTGCAAGTAATCCTAGACCTGCTGCTGCGGCTGCTAACTTGGCTGCTCTACCCAATTTGCTTTTTGCATCAGTTCTGGTACCTGTGTTATTTTGAGGTTGCTTCTCTAAATCTTTCTTTTTATCAGTCTTCTTGTCCGGTTTTGGTTTCTTATCTGGTTTTGGTTTCTTATCTGGTTCTGGTTTCTTATCCGGTTCTTTTCTTACTGGAGTTCCAGGACGAGTGCGAGGATCTTCAAAAGGCTTATCTCTTCTATCAGGAGATTTTCTTTTAGGCACAACTCTCTTTGGCGGTCCAGATGGTTTTGGATCAGCTATTTCAGCTTGTTTTTTCTCAGCTTGCTTCTTCCAAAAATTCTGTGCTGAAATTTCGTTTCTCTTCTGTTTCACATCAACTTGAACATCTTGCTTGACTTTTTTCATAGTCTTTACAGGAGAATGCGCTAAAGGATTTTTCAATGTTGTGTCTGACTTTGATCTTCTCAAAGCACCAGAAGATATTCTTCTGCCGCCATAAAGTTCACCGCTACCAGTTCTTCTTGAATTTATACCACCATAAGGAATTTGTGCTGGATTAAAACCGCCGCCCGGTCCAGAGTATACTCTAGCATCTTCAGGACCTCTCTCTCCTGATGTTACTTTTTTATAAATTTCATTTATATTTACATTATTGGTTTCCTGAACTTGAAGAGACTGTCTATACTGTGATCTCATCTTAGATTGAATAGCAGGTGAATCATTATCAGGATCAATTGCAGATTTTGGTGCAATACCAGCCACGGTAAACTTAGATGACATTGGTGTAGTGTATTTTGGTTCTGATTTACTACGAGACGATGTACCTGAATTTTCACTGTTAGCTGAGCCAAAAAAGTTGTTGGCTATGCCTTTGCCGATTTTTTTGATAATGTCTTTTACGCCTTCATCTAAACGAATCTCTTCATTCACATCAGCAACACCAATTTCATTGAATGGAATTGTTACATACTTGTCGAGTGCTTGAGCATAGTAAAGACCAACTTTTTGCCCATCAGGAAAAGCACGAATTGCTTTTCTTTTTAGAACTACTACAGCAGGAATGTTTGTTACATCTTTAGCTATACCAGCTTTTGATTCCTTCATCATTACATCTTGTTTGATCTTTCTGTATACCATCTTGTCTGAAAGAACTTCGGACATTAGAGCGTCCAGCAAATTGATCATCATGCGCTTTTCTTGCGCTGTCATCTTATCTGCTGGTTTTTCCATAGCGCGTTTTAGTGCTGATAGCTTTTTAGCATCAAACAAACCTGCACGAACAAGCTGGGTAAGCTTATTCATGTCGTGTTCTTCTTTTTCAGTAATGAGATTATACTGTTCTCTTAGGTCTTTGATGCTTTTCATGATGTATTACTTTCTCTTTCTAAGCATATCTTTAGGATTTTCGTAAGTGCCACTCTTCATAAAGAACGCTCTGGCTCCACGATCATAATCACCAGTATCTTTAACTCTTTTGCCTTGACGAACTTCAACTTCCGATCCTTTTTCATCAGAATTCTTAGATTTTACTTTCCACTTTGTTCCTTTACTTGACTTTTTAGAAGCTATTGTCTTCTCATCAAGTTCTTCAACTTCTTCCATTACCTGACCGAAGTAACTTTGTGCGATATCAATCTTGCGTTCTTCCAACTTTTCAACAGCCTTTGTAGCGAGAGCGTTTGAAAAATGTGTACGCATAGCATCTAGATTGCCTTCTAGAATGTTTTCTAATGCTTTGTTTACTGACATTTTATTCTCCTGAGTGTTTAGTATATTTATAAATCTTCTATCAATACACAATGGAAAAGATTTATCGTTACCGAATCTGCTTCTGGATTTAGTATACCATAATCAATTTGATGTGGACCAGAAACAATTTTGACTTTTGAACCTCTCGGCAACATTGTTTCCAATTCGCCTCTATTAGAAGAAAGTGGATCAACATAGATAGATTTTTGACCCTTCGAAATCTCGATTTGAAGCACTACGGGTTTTTCATTGCCCCAGTCCGAATCGGTAAATCCATTAATGGCTGTATTGAAATTTATAGAAGTAGACAAATAACCTCTGAAGATATATTCACTGCCAGGTTTTATTTTTTCAGCTTTATATCTTTCACTCAGACCTGTGTATACAGTATAATCAAATGGAGCTTGTGTTTCTTCAAAAGCTGAATCTAGTGCTTCTACCATACTTTCTATAAAAGAAGCGTATTCTGGCTCTGTATCTGGATCATGACCTTTGTAAAGAAATCTATTTATAGGATCAAAAGCATCACTAGTGTATTCTTCGATTGCTCGTATTTCTTCGTCATCATACATTCCAGGCTTATAGAACTTGTATAGTTCTTTATTCAAAGCTATTGTTTCTTTGTATTTCTTGTTAAGAATCTTAATATCTTCTGCTTCTCTTTTTGACAAAACTTTTGAATGAGTATCAACTTGAGTCATTAACTCTTTGGATTTATTTGGATTACTTGTGCTTCTAGCTTTGTCATATATACTTTGAATTTCTTCTATATGTTTGTATGGCACAAGTCTATCGTTATCTACTGTATATGCTATTCTGCCTTTAGAGTCAGCATATCTGCCAAAACCCATATAAGTCAGCCCAAGTCTTCTTGCTTCTTTGGATGCGTTTGTTTTTGGTTCTGACTTGACCTCAGCAGCTAAAGATTCTGATATAAAGTCTTCAAATTTCATCATCTTACTGGTTCCATAGTATCATTGACAAATCTTCTGCGATTTGTTGCTTGTCCCATCTCTAATGGATCTATCTGATCTTTACCTGTTCCATCTTGAACGGGTTGTTGTTCAGGAGGCACTCCCTGCTGCGCTGCATACTGCTGCATCATACTCTCTTGAGGAGTAGGTGGAACCATATTAGATGCAGGTGCTTGAGGCGGCAACGGATTACCCTGATCATCTGTAGGCAATGGATTACCGTTTTCATCAACCGGAGTGTTTGCAGCTTGTTCTTCTTCTATCTGCGCTTGGATTTCTTCAATGTCTTCATCATCCATCATTAGAACATTCTTGCGAACCCACTGCATAGAATAATAACGGCCAACATACGGATCTACAGCTTGAAGAGTTGCAATACGATTCATTAATAGTTCAGACTCTTTCAACTCATCAAAGTTGTTGTCTTTCTTGAAATCGTAGTAAACATCTTCTTTGAACTCTTTCCACTCTTCTTCAGTACATATTTTCTTTAAAACAAGCTGAACACGAAGAACATCATCAAATAGAGTTGCAAACTTGTTACGAAGTCTGTCAATAAACTTTGCAAACTTAAGTTCTTCTCTGGTAATTTCCGTTGCACGACCAAGAATACCACCACCTGGTTGTTGCTCAAGACGACCAATAGGAACACCAAGTGCTTTGTATAGCTTGCGTTCAAAATACTTTACATCTTCCAACTCGCCTAAATTCTGTGCGCCAGGAAGAGTTGTAATTTCTGTTCCCTTACCGCCTTCACGACGAGGAAGCCAGAAATCTTCAAGCATGGAAAGATGCTTGCGATCATCTTTGATTTCACCTGTGCTGCTATCGTAAACAAGCTTGTTACGATACTTAGTCATAATATCTTTTAGATACTGTTCTGCTTTGATGGTTGGCATGTTACCAACGTCAATGTAAAATATACGGCGCTCAGGCGCGCGTGAGAGACGATAAATGACTGTCGCATCTTCAATCATTCTAAGATTGTTTAGTGGCTTGATAGCCTTGTGTAGATGAGAGAGAACCATCGCTCTCTTGGAATCCATTAGACCGGAATTGACATTGACGATTGCATCAACAGCAATCTTTGCACCTAAATTGGAATGTGCGCCAATAATACCGCGCTCATTGTATAGGTAGTATTCGTTTATCTTCTTGATGATATCGATTGTCGTGCGAGGATCTTTTGTTTTCTGAATTTCACGGATTTTGCGAATTCTGCGCGGGTCAATATATCTTAGTTCCAAAATGCCTTCACCCGCTCTCTTTTCGTCAATGATCACATGATAGAACATGCGACCGTCAATATACCAACGACGGAATATTTCATGCCCCATATTACCAAAGTTCAGAAGCTTTAGAACAGTATCAAACTCATCTCTGATCTTCTTCTTGACACCTTCTGGCTGCTTAAGGTCGTCCATGTTGATTTCCACAGCCTTATCTTTAGCTGTGTTTACAATTGCTTCATTAACGATTTCGTCAATAGCAGTTTCCAACTCTGGCTGCATTGACATTTCACGATACCGAGTGATAAGTTCAATTTCGTTGCGAACAACACCGTCTAAATCAACATAGGTGCCATAATAAGCACCTGATTGAATAGTTACAGCACCATCGTCATTCTGCGGTAATGCGAATGTTTTATTGACTTCATCTTGCGAAGCGTTGTCTTGCTTCGTCTTTTTTCTTGAGATTTCAAAACCAAAAAGTTGAACCACCTATTATCCTCCGGAAATAAAGAGTGGGAAGAGCATTCCCACTCTCTAGTATATATTAGATATTAGGTAGTGGTAGGTCCAGCACTGCTGATTGATCTACCTGTATCTTCCCACCACTGATATGCAAATGTTACAGCAAACTCTTCAATTGTATCGTTTGCGCCCCAATCCATTTCAATAGGTGAAAGATCAATTGGAAACATACCGATGAACTTATATTCTTTAATGATGCGTCCTGTTGTATCTGCGGTAGTAAGACCACCAGCTTTTCCGTGTTGGCGAATAAATGCGTCTCGTTGATATGTTGATGGCGAAACACGATTTAAAGCACGAACATTTTCTCTGTGAGAATTAATGAAATTCATCCATCTTTCTATAGCATTACGGACAGCAAAGTCTTCGTCATTGATGATAGTAACTGTCCATTCTGTGAATGTACGATTACCAGCAAACTTTAGTTCGCGTCCGAAGTAGTTAACAGGAACAGCGTTGACTGTTGAGCCTGGTAACTGTGCTGCGCGACACATAAAGTTAAACTTAGATTGTGCTGTAGTTATTCCTGTTAAAGCACTTAGATCATCAATAGAACACTCAAACAGATTAGGTCTTGCACCATCACCTGTCATCTGTGATCTAAATTCTGAAATGTCAAAAGCTGCCATTTTTTTACTCCTTTTTTATCTATTTATGTCTTAAAATTAAAATCTACCAACAATTTCTTCGAAGGCTACACCAGTTCTAACAGCAATAAAGTTTAGCTGGATAAAGTTGATGCTTCTTGCTGGTTTGATATAAATGTCACCGACAAATTCGTTTCTGTCGATAATTTCAGGAGTATTGTTAGTTTCATCGCAAACGACACGATAATCAAAGATACCACGACGACCCTGCACATCACGCAAGAACGGATCTACTAGAGCAACGAACTGTGAACGAGTAAACTCATCGTTGAATTCAAACAAGCTGAATTTTGCTGCTCTTGCGATTGCTTTTTCAAGAACAATGAACAGTCTGCGAACATTGATGCGATCAAATGCTGATGGACGAGCCAACAGAGTCTTATCACCATATAAAATGGTACCTTCACCGCGGAATGTTACAACTGGGTTAACACCGTTCTTGTATAGTTCGTCACGATCTGTTTTGTTTGGATTGTAAGAAAGTTTTACAACATTTCTGATTTGACCACGATTGAAACCAGCTGGTGAGAACCATGGATCACGCTCAAAGTCTGTTCTTACACATAGACCAGCAATGTCACCGTTCATTGGTACCCAACGATATACATTGTTGTATTTGTCAAACTGATATTTCCAAGCAGAATCCATTACAGCATATGATGTTGATCTGTTCAATGTGTTTCTGCGATCAATGATGTCATCTGCTTCATCACCAGCATTGTTGACAACATCAGCAAATTCAGGTGAAACAAAAGCAACAGCATCTTTACGAGTTTCAGCAAGATCAATTACAGCTTGTGCTACTGTTGTATTAGCGGCACCAGTCATGAACAATGAAACATCTGTCTCATCAGCGTTTGAGAACAAATCATAACCTAAAATACGATCACCATCTGTAACTGCACCAGAAACACCGCCACTTAGTGAAGCTGTATATTCAGGTAAGCCCTGTGCAAATGTTGTATTAGCTGCTGAAAGACCCCAAGTTGTGGTATTTGCTGCACCATTACCATTTAGTGCCTTGTTAAGGATGTAAATGTATTGTGAACGATCATTGATTACATTTACATAGTAGTTAGATGAACCATCATCATTTTTAGCGTCTGAAGCTTTGGAAATGAAAGCGAACTTTTCTAGAATTGTATTTGCTCTTCCTGAAAATACACCATCTTCGTCAATAACGATAAGATGCATTTCATCATTTTTACCATTTACATTTGTAGCATATACAGATGTTGCTGGCGGACCATCAAATTCGGAAGCATATGTCCATGTTGCTGCGTTCCATGAAGTTACTGTTGTATTGATTGTATTTGCATAAACAGAAACTTTTAGTGAGTTGCCTAGTTCACCTGCATACTTAGCTGCAAACATACCAATCAAACCATTAGCAGAAAGATCACTATATTCTGTTAAATATTGATCATTGTTCTTGATAAGAACATTTTGTGATCCTGATGTAGCATTATTTGCGATAGATGTGTTTGCTACGCGAACTAGCTTTAGATTACGAGCATATGCTAAGAAGTTAGCTGCTGTGAAAAAGTCAATGAATGTGTTATTATCTGGCTTACCAAATGTAGCAGCCAACTCAATTTCATTACTTATTGTAACTATATCGTTGATTGGACCCCACTGAAATCGACCAATATACGCACCCTCTGTAGTACCTACAGCAGGAACAATAGTTGTTAAGTCAATTTCAGATACATTTACGCCTGGTGACAATTGAAATGCCATCGTGTTTCTCCTTTACAAGAAAGATTGTTTCATTCTCTACATTATTTAGAAAAACGAGTATTTATAGCTTTGGAAACCAGTTCAGATCATCAAATGGATATAGTTTTTTACGGTCTTCTACCCATAAATCTCTGTCTGAACTATCATCAAAAGGATCATCAATACCATTGTCAATTATACCCATGGGAACAACATCCTGATCCATCAGATTGAACTGCTCTTGCTGTAGGACTTTACGAATGTCATTGTTTATGTTTTCACGGAAATACTTCTGTGCTGATAGCCAACCAAAATGTACCAGTGTCATTACCAGATCATCATTATTACCTTCTTCGGCCTTGAACGTCTTCTTGTCTGCTGAGAACGTAGTCAACTCGGTAATCATCTGAGCGTCATTTATGATAAGCTTATCACTTTCAATCAGAGTTTTCAGATTGGTACAACCAATCATCTTAGACTGGTTTGTAGTTTTTAGACCATATGCTATCTTCTTTTTGAACCCGGGTGTTTGCTGCTGTCCCTGCTTGCCTTTCATCTCAATCTTGATTAGATTTTCATATGCAAGTTCATGATGAATAATGTCTGAAACTTGAAGTCCGATAGAGTTGATTTCCACCAATACAAAAGCTTCATTGTATAACTTTGCTGTTTGCACTATGATAGTTGGAAACAGTAACGGCGAAATCTGGTTGTTTCTGTATTTTGCGACAAGACGATATGGTATTTCCGTAACATCTATAACAGAGAATGTGGAATAGTCTAGCCCCTGCCCCTCGGCCACGTCCACTGTCATTGTATATGTTCTGCCCGGTACAGGATCTTTGTAGATATCCAGTTTGCCTTCTTGACGAATAGGATTGTGCCATACAAGCGAACGAAGCTTGACTGGATGAATGAGTGTGTTTGTAGAACCGATAAACTCACACTCAAACTCTTGGCGGAACTGATCTGGAGAAGTGTTTCTAATCGTCTCTTCTTTCCACTCTTCATCTCTACCAGGCACCATGCTCCAGTGGATCTCAATTGGTTTATATAGACTGCGCTGTTCTTGTGCTTCAGTCCACATACGATAAAACAAGTTTAGACCGTTAGGTGTAGAAACGATAATAACTTTAGTTGTCTTACCAGAAGAGATGGTAGGATATGTAGACATGAAGAATGCTTCTGCGATGTTGTTTGGAACGAACGCGAATTCGTCCAGAAAGATAACATTGAACGATCTACCACGAACAGATGAACCAGAAGTGGAATCAGCGACCGCGCGAGAGCCATTGGCCAACTCAATAGAACCTTTGTTCCATTCCTTGACACCCTGCTGTAGGAATCTTGGTAGATACTCAAACGCAAGCTGAAGTCTGCCCATGATTTCTCTTGCTGTTGCGGATTTGTTAGCAAGAATGGCTACATTAACATTCTCATTGAACAGAATGAAGTGTAGCAAAAATGCAACACTGGTTGTAGTCTTACCAACCTGACGAGGAAGCTTACAAATAGAGAATCTGTTTTCATGGAATGTTGTGAGCATTTCCTTCTGAAAGTCCCACATCTCAAACGGCATAAGACCGCGGTCAACGTTGATGATACGCATATATGTGCAAGCGAAGTACACAGGATCTTGCGAACACTTGATAAACTCGTCCAGTTCAGCCTGAGTGAAGGCGTGCATAAAGTCTTCGCGCGGGAGATTCGGATTATTGTTATAACCTTTACTCACTTGACTTCTGCTTTTTAGAATGTTTCATAATTAAAATAGGTGCTTGTCTAGAAGGTATAGCTTTTTTGGCCCTATCTACATTGCCTTGCCAATAATTACGAACTTGGTCTCTAACAAAACCTTTTGTTGGAATATTGAGAGTTTTCTTTGTGGCTGCATGTGCAATTGCTTGTGCAACGCTATATCTATTTTTTTCATTACCAAATGTGCTGCCTGTAAAGTAGTCGCCCTTCTTTCGTGCTTCACCAGCAATTCTATCATGTTCAGCGGCTTCATCTGGCGTGAGAGGTTTTAGGTCATCTTGATTGATGATCTTTGCAGGAATACTTGATTTACCTTTCATCTCCGCATTTTTACCACGATTTAGACCATCTATGATGCTGTGTGTCTTACTGTTGAGGGAGTTTCCTCTACCTTCTTTTATAAACTCTCTAAATGTTTTCATATTAGTGCTTTTCTAGACTACTTGTATTCCAATTCACTTCAATAGCTTTGTGTTTCTGTTCACCGTTTTTCAAGTTTCTGGTATGAATGACTTGTGTATTATCATCCTGATCCATAACAGAATACTCATGCTTTACTTTAGGATGGCTAATTATTGTGACTTGATTTTCACCATCACCAGCACTTGTTACATCTGGTCCAACACCGTGTACATTCTTGAAATGGTTTCTTGCTATACGAACAGCTCCAGCATGACTTGGACCTCCGCCACCACCACGATCACCTCCATCATCAGTAGGAGGAGGACCACCACCGCCTATCTTTTTTTTAGGTGGTGTCAACATATTACGGAAATCAAATCCGCCCTTGCCACCCATCTTTGTTGGCGCAAATTCATTCAACTGTTGTCTAAACTCTCTAAACGTCTTCATTTTTCTGCTCCTTGATCTTTTTTAGCAAATCGGAAGGTGACCCAACAAACACAGCTTTTTCCACTGTGACATTTGGTTGTTCTTTTTTGTCATCACCTTTTAAGTCTTTTGTTTTCTTCTGAAGGTCATATAAGTCTTTCGTGGTATCAGCGATGGTTCGCATCATGGTAGCAAGGACTTCATACGCGCGAGGGCTTTCTGATTCCTTAGCTAGATCAGTCAGATTTTCCATAGCAGCATTGCCTTTATCTATCAGCGACCTAAAAGTTCTGCGAGACAGATTATAGTCAGCTTTGATATCATCATCTTCGTGTGGTGTATTGATGACTTCTACTTGCTTTGGTGGTATAATTTCCATTGCGTTTTCAATACCAAGTGCTTCGCTTAGTGCTTTATCTGTCTTACTCATTTATGTCAGGCCATTCTAAAATTTCAGTTGTGTATCCATAATCATTACCAGGTTCCGCAGTGAGAGGATCTGGCTCAATTGTAATTTTTGCAAGTTTGAGAGGTGATATGTCAAAGCTTGCAAGTTGATAGCTTGCATTAGAAGACAATGCGCGAATTGTATTGTTTGTTTTGAATTGCCCCTGCACTCCACCAAGCGCAAGTTTTCCTGTATTGGCTGACCAACTTAGAATGATGCCATATGCATTTGCAGTCTCGTAACTGTTTCCCTGATATGCGATATCATCCATGTGATATGTGCCGTTATTACCAGATTCTAGATTGATTCTTGTTATGTAGCCAGACTGTAGTGTCGGATCGTTGAATAGATTTGCGATAACTTTGCGAATAATCTTTGGATTTGTAATAGGACCATAATAGTGTGCCTTCATAGTGAAAGATAATGTCCACATGACAAATCTTACACTATCAAAGTTACCCTCATATTCAATGTTGTTGGAAACTGTGTTCAATATGATAGGAATGTCTTTGAGTACATTCAGACTTGTTACAGGATTGATTGTTACAGTATAATCAGGATTAAAATAAGGCATTATCTGCTCAATGACTTGTGTGCCATCATCTATGTTTCTTGCATATAATGTCAACTCGAAGTTCAAATCGTAAGGAACCGACATATAGGAAGACTTAGCAGATGTGCCGCTGTTTCCTTTAGCTACCTTCAACATGGAATTTTGTTTTCTAGCAGCATCATATGATATGCCTGTCAATTCAAACGATAATCGTGGTAGTCTAACTTGAATTTGCTTTTGTAGATCAGGATCAGATCGAAGTCTTGATATGTACTTTTCTTTTGGTCCATACACAATAGGAACTTTTACTCGTTCAATTTCATTACCAGTGTCTGTATTTGTGCGAACGAGCGTTATATTATTGAACATAGTTCCAAACAGAACGACATATTTTCTTGTTATTCTATGATAGAAGTGTGTACCAAACATTATGGATTTCCAAACGGATTAATTTCTGATAAGTCTATAAACAATGATGCTTCAGTCTGTAGATTTTTATTATCTGACTGATCATAGAATACATGATCACCAAGAACATCTGTGGATGTAACAGTATATGAAGCATTAGAAGTTTCACCCTTTATAACTGTTGCTGTAGCAAATGTGCCAACAATATTATGTAGTGTCAGCTTCTTTGTGGATAGATCATAGCTTGTAACAGTTGCTTTAGCATTAGCTGTTGCGACATTTGATCCTTGATATGCAAACTCGCCTTCATAGAACAGACCTGAACCAGATCCAAGAGCAAGTTCTATTGTGTAAGAATTCTGCACTTCAACTTCATCAATCTCTTCAACACCTGTTGTAATATTTTCATCAGAGAAGCGGAACAATTCACAACGCAATTCGTATATATATGGATTGCGTTTACCAATAGAGAAGAAGTTTAGTTCTTCTTCTACAAACTTTACTTCAAACAGTTTACGCATAACAGGAACATAGAACAGATCGCCCTCTCTTGGACGAGCAGCTATGTTTGATGGTACATATTTATTAAATGATCTTGCAGAAATGATAAAGTTTGATGTATCTCGAATTTCTAAACCAAATTTAGAAAAGAAGTCGCCGTCACCTTCGTATCCTTCAACGTTTGCGATATATGATTCCATAGAATAAGCGCGAGTAAACTTTGCATTGACTGATTCACCGTAGATTTCATCATCGCTGTTATAAGCATCTCTGGGTATGTAAAAACAATCATGACCCATTATCTTGATGCTCTCAACAATCAAATCTTCCAAAAGCCTTTGTTCGTTTATAACACCAGGTGAGTAGTTGTTGAAATATACGGACGTTGCCATTTTATCCTACCATAAACTGAGGTGGTTCCTCAAAGGTATCTCTTATCAATTGTTCCAGTGCTTCAATCTCTTGTACAGCTTCTTCATAGATTTGCTGCCCGTTCATCATAATACCACCAGGCAATTGCATACCCTGATACTTTTTTAGATTGTTGCCCCACTGACGCTTGATGTATGCTGTGGCCAGTTTCTTGAGCATACGATCATCATAGACTTTAGGATAAGTCTCAGGATCTACAATGACCCAACCTTCAATAACTGCCCACTCTCCAGGACTGATCATGCCCCAATTCATATCAATGTACAATTTGTTTGTATGTCTGTTGAAACGAACAGGTGTTTCACCGGAAAACAACATGTCTAGTGTACGAATGTGCTGCATTGTTAGAGCATAGTTTACATAGGATGTGCTGGTAAAGTCATAGAGTTCGTGAAGACGCAATTGATATCGCAAGTCAAACATATTGATGGTTGCGTTTGAGGATGAGATTGGAAATATCTTTGTGACACCTATGATGTTATCTGTTATAGGAATCCAACCATTAGATATGTTTTCCGATGTAAATTGATGCTTGAGATACCAACGCTCAACACCATCAAAGTGAAACTGCTGAATATACTGAAAGGCTTCGTCAATACGATCTTCTACCTGATCGTCGTCCACATTTATGTCAATGACAGGAAATCCAAGTTGGCGAAGACACCACTCTTTCAACTGTTCTCTGGATGCTGGAATGCCCATGTGTAAATACCCTCTTTATAGAGTATTTATGTATATTTACAGCTCACTTAAACCAGGGACCTACCATCCAAGTTACAACCGTAAATCTTTCGCCCTCTTCAACATCTTCAACACCGTGAAGCAGAAAAGAAGGAAATACCAAAACAGTACCTTTTCTTTGTGGTGGGTATAACTTCTCATGTCCAATTTGCAAGAAGAATTTACCTCCTTTGAAATCATCATTTAAGAAAGCGAGAACAGTCAGTTTTCTACATTCCTCAAAATTTTTTGGATCATTACTTAAAAATGTATCAATATGACCTTTATATCTACCGCCGCCGGTCGGATACTTTAAAAATTCCGACTGATTTGCTCTCTCAATATCAAATTTCCACCTTTGAGCGTTCGCGTCTAAACCCGCCGCAGCAAGCCTAGCTCCAATGCCTTTATAGACAGGAAGAACTACTCTATTAACATTTCTTATTGTTTTATCAATAGTTCCAGTAGTTCCTCCGCCAACACCAGCCTCTTCATCTGGCGCAGTATTATACAACTTAATCAACATATCACAATCTTTTTCAGTGAGTATATCGCTATATAACCACATAGTAAGATCATCATTTGCCGGCAGATTTAGTTTGCCGCGTTTGTCATATATCCATTCTTTGTGTGGTCCATTTGCATCTACATAATGTAGAAATACTTGTGCTTGCCATTTACCTTCTTTATATTCGTCACGCCAATGATACATTTCACAGCCTCGATAAAGCATTGCATCGCCAACTTTCATTTTGAGTTCGCTGACATCATCTGCATATACAGTATTGTCATGTTCATCAACTCTTGATGTATTAGTTGGATTATCTGAAGGTTTACCAATATAAATTGGCCAAACATCACCCTCAAAATCTAAAGTCAAAGTAGCACTTACTTCACAAGAAGGGCGATCACGATGGATTTTGAGAACTTCACCTGGTTCATACCATCTTGCATAAGCATAAGTTGGTAGTAATTTTAAACCTGAAGCCTGTTCAAAATGTGGTAGCAAATCAACAAGCAACTTATCAAAGGTAACACTATCTCTAATAGATTTGCTTTTTGGGCATTGTGGATCAAACCAACCTCGATTGTTAATTTCATTCTTCAATGCGAGAGTAAGTTCTTCACAGTTCTTCTTGTCAAGAAACCCTTCGAGATGCACATAACGATGTGTTTCATACTGTTCAGCAGTATTCATAGTATATTCCTTTCATAACGACTGTAATGCAATTATTCAGTTGGTTCTTATATAACTGATTCTGGCTTAATATATAGTTGCCCTTCAGAGTAGTACCATTTATCGGCAGCACAGTCATCTGGACAATCTATCCAAAACAAAGGCGGGGCAACTGGAAATTCTGTTTCCTCTACCTGTGCTACTCTTGAGCCAAGTTCAGTGTCATCATAAGAATAAACTTTTTCATTTGGTGATATTAATGCTTTCATCAATAAAACTCCTCAACAACAACTATACCCTGAGCACCAACGCCGTTGGGCGGCGAACTGCCGGATGACGGATTCCGCCATCGACCAGACGCTCCTCCGCCATATAAATTACCGCTATTGGGGCTGATCGAACCGCCGGTCGGTGAATCTTGACCACCTTGTGTGCTGCTTAACACTGCTGCCGCGCCGCCAGCGCCTGCTATTGCCACGGTGGGGTTGGCTAAGGTTCCACTTCCTCGCCCTCCTGGTATATTAATTGTTCCTCCTGATCCGGAACCGCCGCTACTACCTGCGCCTCCTCCGCCTGTTGCACTACAAAAGGCACCAAAAGAAGATGTTCCTCCTGTTGTCACTGGTACTGAACTAACACTTCCTCCTAAACCTACAGTAACAGTGACAGGTCCAGGAATGCTTGGAGCAGGTATATATGACATAGAAGTTCCTCCACCAGCAGCGCCATCCTGCCGGATCCCGGCGCTTATAGGTCCGCCATTGCCGCCTCCTCCACCAACGACTGTGACTTTGATAGCTTTCAATTCTGCAGGTTTTGTCCAAGTACCATTTGCAGTAAAAACTTGCATCACATAGTTACCACCAACTGATAGTGCAGAACCGTTTATCAATATAGCAGATGTATTGATTGCACCGTTTACATCAAGCTTGACGTTGTTACCCACTGTGCTGGTTGTACGATTAACGAGAACATTGCCTAAAACCGGCAAATTACCGGAAAAAACAGCGCCTGAAGTATTTGCTAGTGCAGAGTTTGCTTTGCCGAATGCAGCATTAGCAGTTAAATGTGCAGCATTGGCATGAACTCTGGCAGTATTAGCTTGGTTAAATGCTGCATTAGCAGTTAAATGTGCAGCATTAGCAGTTAAATGTGCAGCATTGGCATGAACTCTGGCAGTATTAGCTTGGTTAAATGCTTCACTTACAGATAAAGTTGAACCATTGATAAGTACAGCAGATGTATTGATTGCACCGTTTACATCAAGCTTGACATTGTTACCTACTGTTGATGTTGTGCGTCCAATGAGAACATTGCCTGTATCATCAAAACGGATTTTTTCAGCATCCGCAGTGTTTATTGTTACGGCTGTTCCGTTTGCTTGAATACTTTTTGTTCCTGTTGAATCAAAATGTATGTTGGCGACTTTTAGTGTTGACATTTCCTACTATTCCTGTTGTTTATCTTATTTATATGCCTTCGTCATGTTCTATCGACTTATGACAATGATTAGGGTCGATCTTATCAGCCAGCCAACAAAACCATCTGCACAAAATGCATGTGCTTAATATTTTAGCACACCTTGAAGATATTGTTTCGTCAGGATTACCACCGAGTAAAGTATTGCCCAGCTGGTCAATCGAAATCAATATATTCCAAAGGTAGTTACGAATCATGGCCAGTACGCAGTGTTTGCCCAATCTTCTGGAATTGGATCCATGTCTTTCAATGCTCTAGCAGCAAAAATATGCGATCTTTCGTGTTCTGCTGCTGTTTGCCCAAATGAAATAACAGTTGGTGAATCCATCTGAACGATAGAATTATCTTGTGCGATCCATGAGAAAGGTTCTGTGCCACCATGCCATAGATAGTTGTTTGCTTGTGCGCCCTGTGAAACTGCCATGAAAGCAAGTAGTGCAGCACCCGAGATACGCTTCTGATCTTCTGGTCTGCTGTCAAACATTATATCATTAAACAAAAATCCTTGAGCGATCAGTTCATCTCTATATCCAGTGATAGAATCAAGTGTTTTAGTTCTTTTAGCAGCAAGTTCAGCAGCGATCTCTTCTGAAGTTTTGTCTCTAACAATCCAGTCAATCGCTTGTGAATTCCATTCCAAAACTTGTGTATCAGTAATAGTTGGCTTATCAGATACTTCAGTGTATCCAGCGTCAGTAATTTCTTCTGCTGTAAATGAAGTCGGATCAGTTCTTGTTCTACCATCAGACAATCTAATTCTGAATGGTATTGTTTGTGGATATGCGCCGTTGTATGAATATAGTGCCATTATCTTATTTCCATTTACCTAAAAGCAACTGTTGTTAAAACACCATATGTAGAACCTGTTGCTGATATTGAAAGCGTTCCAGTTGTTAATGCTGTAGTAGAAGCACCTTCCAAATAATCATTGCTCTTTGTATATGTATATCGTTCTGTGGTATTTGTCCAGTTAGCAACTCCATTACCAACACCTAAAGCAGATATAACATAATCTCCTGCATTAACACTTATATTTGTAGTATATGTAGTTGTTGTATTGTTGTGGGCGTTATAAACAGGAGATGTGACTGTAGTTACATTTAATAGTCTAAATATTCCTATTGCTATACCATTGGTAATCGTGCCATTAAATGTCAGTGCAATGTTTGCTGTAGTTCCAGAAGGTACATTAGCATATATTATTGCACTTCTTTCATAACCAGCAGCGTTGCTTGTTTGTAAAAGAGTTGCGCTCACACCACCAATAGTAGCAGAACTTAATAATCTGCCGGATGCTCCTGCATTCCAACTAACTGTAACAACAACTGTTCTATTTGTGTCAGCATCACCTATGTTAACAGAATTAAATGTATAGCTAGAACTTGTGCTTCCTACAGAAGTTGATGTTATGTACGATGCTGAGAACAAATTTGTTCTTTTAGGAAATTGAATCGTTGATCTGAGGTTCCATATACCTTTAGCTTTTGAATAGTCAAGATCAGCAATAGTTTCAGGAGCAGCAACATTCTCTGATTTGAGATCATCCCAATTGTTGAAATATCTTTTTCTGCCTTTAAAAAACCCACCAAATCTACCTCTGCTCACACCGATAATCCTTCTATAACAGCTTGTAGATTAAAAATTCCAGAGTTTAAAATATATGACGGAGTTGATGAAAATGTAAAATAGAAAGATTGCATAAACTGAGAGCCCGAATCTCCAATATCACCAGTAACATTGGCAGGAGTATCACCTTCGTTGTATAATATGTAATACAGTTCAATAACGTCTCTGCCTGACTCGTCATCACAAATGATAACAGAAAAACCATCAGGCGTATCCGTGACATTTAATGCATTATTATTACTTCCTCTTTGCCCCATCGCAAAGAACCCAATAATCGGTCTTGCTGTTTCTGCGCTCATACTTAAAGTTTGTGTACCTGGATTGCCAGTAGTTGCTAGACCAGCAGAATCATTTATCGTGACACCTGTAATAGTACCAGCATTTGGACGAAATACAGCACACAACATAAAGTGATTAGTAGTTGTTCCGTCAGTGCTAGTAACAGTAGTTCCGGCATCACCCGCTTGTAGTATTCTATAATATGTCGTGCCTGTTATGTTAGAAAAAACTGAATCTGATCTAATGAGCGTCCAACCAGAAGGAGCAGATAATGTTCCAGCAGTATCTTCATTGTCTACTATAATCGCAACATCTCCAGCTTGTGCGCTGGCTGGTATGGTTACATTAGGTGTGTTTGTTCCTGTAGAACTAGCAACAAAAGACATTGCGGTTAATGCGTTTTCGCTTCTATAGCTTTTTGTTACACCAACAAAACCACCGTTAAGATATACACTCTGTAAAGGCATAGATTACGAAATTTCCTCATAACTACAAATTGCTTCTAGATCACCAGCTGCTGATGCTGTACATCTAAGTGCATCGCCTTCTTCAAGATATATTGCTGTTTCTTTTGAAATGACAACTAGTGTAGCATCTGCTGGTACAGTTATTGTACTAGCAATAGAATAAGCACTACCGCCTCTAAACAAATCAACTGTAATATCAGCAGCATTAGTGCCATCTATGTTTGATATAACTAGAGAATTTATTTTATATACTTTACCGGAAGCTGCGTTGTTAGTTACAACGGCAGTAGCTGACGTAGTAACTGCCAGTACTTCTGTATTACCACGAATTGTTGTTACATTGACTATGTTTGGCGCTGCCATATTTTCCTCTTATCCAAAAACGATTGCCATTGCGATTGCTTTACCTGTTGATACCGCTGTATTGGCTTGATCAAAAGCTGCTGAACCAATTGTTGCTGCTGTATTAGCTTTATCAAAAGCTGCTGAACCAATTGTTGCTGCTGTATTAGCTTTACCAAAAGCTGCTGAACCAATTGTTGCTGCTGTATTAGCTTGACCAAAAGCTGCTTGTCCAGTTGTTAAAGCAGTATTAGCTTGTGCATAAGCAAGATTTGCTGTGTTAAATGCTGCGGTGGGTGCAACACCAGAAATAGTACCTGTAAATCTAGGTTTACCACTAAACAATATTTCATCGTTTGCTGACTGTACTTTGATAAAACCAGACGAGGCATTACCTGTTGTAAAAAGTAAAGGTGTTGTGTTATCGCCGGTTGTTATTTGTGATATAGATAATGTTGACATGTTATACTATTGCTATTCTTGCGTTTGCTTGTATTGTTAATGTTCTGTTTGCTGCAACTGTGATTGGACCAGCAGCAAGCGCGTTATTACCTGAGTATATAGTTGTGTTCGTAGTTAGCGTATCTGTATGAACACGGAAGATGTCACCAAGTCCAGTTGCGATTCCTGTATCTCCATTATTGCCTTGGAAATATCCGCCGCCACTAGCACCCTGAATACCTTGTGTGCCAATAGCGCCCTGAGTTCCTGTTGCACCCTGAGTTCCTGTTGTACCTTGACGACCTTGAATACCCTGTGCACCAGTAGTACCTTGTGATCCAGTTGATCCAGTAGCACCTTGACTTCCTGTAGCGCCTGTTGTTCCTTGAGTGCCTGTAGTACCTTGTGATCCAGTTGATCCAGTTGCACCTTGAGTACCAGTAGCACCTTGTGTACCAGTAGCGCCTTGTGATCCAGTAGCACCAGTTGTACCCTGACTTCCTGTAGCACCAGTTGATCCAGTGGTACCTTGACTTCCTGTAGCGCCAGTCGTACCTTGTGATCCAGTTGATCCAGTAGCACCAGTTGTACCCTGACTTCCTGTTGTACCTTGAGTACCTGTAGTACCTTGACTTCCTGTAGCACCAGTTGATCCAGTGGTACCTTGAGAACCAGTTGCACCAGTTGCACCAGTTGATCCAGTGGTACCTTGAGTACCTGTAGTACCTTGACTTCCTGTAGCACCAGTTGATCCAGTGGTACCTTGAGAACCAGTTGCACCAGTTGATCCAGTGGTACCTTGAGTACCTGTAGTACCCTGAGAACCAGTGGTACCTTGAGAACCTGTTGTACCTTGACTTCCTGTAGCACCAGTTGATCCAGTGGTACCTTGAGTACCTGTAGTACCCTGAGAACCAGTGGTACCTTGAGAACCTGTTGTACCTTGACTTCCTGTAGCACCAGTTGATCCAGTAGCACCAGTTGTTCCTTGTGATCCAGTAGCGCCAGTCGTACCTTGAGATCCAGTTGATCCAGTAGCACCAGTTGTACCCTGACTTCCTGTAGCACCAGTCGTACCTTGAGATCCAGTTGATCCAGTAGCACCAGTTGTACCCTGACTTCCTGTAGCACCAGTTGATCCAGTAGCACCAGTTGTACCCTGACTTCCTGTAGCACCAGTTGATCCAGTGGTACCTTGAGTACCTGTAGTACCCTGACTTCCTGTAGCACCAGTTGATCCAGTGGTACCTTGAGTACCTGTAGTACCCTGACTTCCTGTAGCACCAGTTGATCCAGTGGTACCTTGAGTACCTGTAGTACCCTGAGAACCAGTGGTACCTTGAGAACCTGTTGTACCTTGACTTCCTGTAGCACCTTGAATGTTTGTTGGACTACCATTGATGAAGAATGCTGTTGCATTTACACCACCAACAACATCAACCTTATAATTAGCATCTGATCTACCTACAGCAACATTACCGCCAAATTCTGCTAGTGTGACTAGACCACTTGCATCAACTTCTAATGAAGGAATACCAGAAACGTCATTGACGCTGAAGATTGTGCCTGTTAGATCATTGGTAATAGAGAATAGCTGGCCAGCAGAACCTTCAAATGAAAGCGTTCCGTTAGATGTTGGATACACACGAAGTGTGATATCGGTATTAACGGTAGCATTGCCTCCTGAGAACTGAATCTTAGGATCATCTGTAGCTGAACCGATGTTTGGTGTGATTACGATGTTTTTGTAAGTATTAGCCATGTTGGTATTTAGATTCCATTCTTACTTAAAGCAGCTAATGTATAGAAATTGCTCTATAGCTTCTCTTTCTTTATCTGTAACGTCTTTAGCGATCATTGTTCCACCGTAAAAACGACCTGCAATCCAGTTATCATTTGTAGGAGCCCTTGCACCAATAACAAGACGATTATAAAAATTTTGAGGAAGTAAAGATGTGTTAGCAAATGGAACATTTGAAAAATTACTTATGATGTTTCTATCAAGATAATCTCTTCCACTAAAAACAGCACCGTTTGTGTTCGCAACTGCTGTGTATACAATTTTTCTATTCAAGTCGTTTGTGTTAGTTAACGTATCATATCTATTTCCTTCATCAAATAGTGTAATCCATGCAGTGTTTTCAAGATTTCTTACCACACAATAAAACATCATTTCTTGGCTCAATCTGAGTCCAAACCACCAAACATTACCATAGTTACCAATGGAATCAGTGCCTAACCAAGTACCACCTAAACCTGTACTTGTTAAAGTTGCACCTGTGCTATTTGCTGTTGGTTGCGGCGAAGTTGTTTGGAACGCAACACTCATTGTAATTCCGATTGAGTTGTTGCCTGTAATTTGAGGCCAAGAACCTGACATGGTATTCGTTATCAGCGAAGAACCGTCACCGTCAAAATCCAGATAGTATTGATTTCCTTCTTGTCTTAGAATAGGACCTTTAAAAACATAGGTGTAGTTTGTTATAACTCTTGTTCCGCTAGGAGCATAAAAGTGATTGCCAAGTGTGCCTAAATCGTCCATTCTTTTAACTTCACTACCAACAACCGCAGGAATAGTGCCTGCTGTGTCTTGCCATAGTGATTTGAGAACGCTTGGATTCCAGTATGATCCTGTAGTGCCGTCTTTTAT